ACGTCATAAGCTCTTTCTTAAAAGCAACTTCTTGTTCCATTTTTTGCATTTCAAGAGTATGCTCTGTTGTTTTTAACTGAGCTTTTGTTTGAGTTATAACTTGTTCTTTTTGCGCATCTGCCGCTGCAGCAGCTTGGGCTGCTTTTGCATTAGATTCTGATTGTAGATTTATATTTTCTACTTGACGTTGTCTATCATCCGCAGCTTTCTTACGTCTTCTTAATTTTAAGAATTCGTTTGCTAACTTTAAGTTTTTAATATTTCTAATATCAATAGCGTCTTCTAAAAATATCTGATCTTTAGATAAAGCCATTTGTATATTATTTTCTAAAAGTTGTTTTTCTTCTTCGTCTGGCGCTAAGTCTAAAAATATACCAAAATCATGCAAATGCAGATCCTCCAGATCTTTTAGTATACCAACATTATATTTACCAATGCTTTGTATAAAATTATTTCTAGTATTAGAATACTCGAGAACATCAGATATTCTTAAAGAAACTGCTTCTGCTGTTTTTAAAGTTAAATATAATCCAGCTTGCAGTATATGTCTAGTAGCAGTATTTGAATTTGCTGCTGCTATTTTTTGTAAACCTACTAAAGCGTTTTTATCTGGAGTACTACCATCTCTTGCTTCGTTTAGACCCGTTACATCACGAATCATCTGCAAATAATAGTTATAAGAATTTATTAAACTAGATATTTTAGCATTAGCTCCTGATGTTTGTAATTCCTGTATAGGTACTCTACCGTGGTTAAACTCACCGTCTTGAGTCATTGATCTACCAATAACGGAACCTGTTTGGAAGTACATGTTTAATGCTTCCTGCGGATTATAATTTGTTCCATTGCCTAAATCAATTTCAGCAATACCATCTGCATCTAAAAATACTCCATCCGGTACCATTCTTGATAAAACCTGTTGCAGCTTTAAATGAGTGATTTGAATCATATCAGCAAATGTTGTCATTCTGCTTACTAAAGATTCAATTGCCCCTTTATACATTCTAGGAGCTACAATGTTATAACTAAATTGTGTTTTAGTTGTATCAGCTTTAGGTCTAGTCATATTTTCAGCTAACTGCCATTTAAGCAATTTATTATGACCAATGATTTTAGCACCTTCGTATATAACCTCTATAGATCTTGAAACTTTTTCAAATCTTGCTCTTTGATCTTTAGGTGGATTAAAAGTATCATCTTTTTTAATAGCTTTGCTAGCGCCAGTAGATGTATCTTTTATTTTATAAACTTGATTCTTAAATGTTTTATATTCAAAGTACAATACATAAACAAAAGAATTATCTGAAGCATCTGAAGCTGAGTAGGACTTATTATACAACATTGCGTTGCTACCTTTGTTTTCAATTTCTTCTAAATCTTCCGTAGTTAATTCAGGATATTGTTTTTTAAGATCAACTAGTGAGACTCTTCGCACTTCGCCTACATAATAAATATCATCAAAATATGGTGATTCGGTATATGAATACACAATATCAGCAGGATCTACATATTGAATACTTATTCCCTCAGCAGTGTTAAAGCTATTTTTACTACAAGACATACCAATAACGGTAGCATCGTAGTTTAATCTTCTTCTTATTAAATCGTATTTGTTATAGTCAAACACATTATTTACAGCTTCTTCTTCTGCTATTTCAATAGATTGTTTATAATCTAATTGCATGTGCAGCTCGAGTTCTTCTTCTGTTTCAGGAAGCTTTTCCTTGTCATTTTCATAAACATCAATACCTAGCTCCTGTTGTATTTGATCAGATATTTCTTTCGTTTGCATATCACGTAGCATTGATTCTATATAATCACTACGTTTTTTAATAGATGCTGGGTCTTGTGAATATGCTTTAATGTCATAACTTCTTTCAGACATACCATTTACAACTATATCTACAAACTTTGGAATAATTGGTACAGGCTTCCAATCTAAATTCAAATAAGATAAATCACCATTAATAGATAATTCATCTTTATATTTTTGAATAGACTGTTCACCTCTAGCGTACAATCTTAATCTATGGAAATTATCTCTATTAGCAAAATAACGGGATGTGCCGGAATCTCTTTTAAACCATTCAGATTCAATTGCTCTAGAAATTTCTAGCCCATATTCATTACTGGATTTTTCAGCATCTGAAACCGCTTGGCTCGGAAATATACCTTTTGTTTGCGTTTGTACCATTTATTTTATTATTTTTGAAGTATCTCCTTGATTGTTATATTTTTTAAAACCAAAGTCTAATACCTTTTTACTTGTAGTAACTTTAGGTTGGTATGAATGTTTGTTACAAGCTATAATAGCTAAACCAGAACTAATAGATGCATCAAACTTTGTTCTATTATTTATATTAAATTTTGACCAGTCGTTTAAAGTAGTATTAAAATATATATTGCCACTACCGCCATCTTGTTGCATTCCAACATATTTTTCAATATACGTTTCTATTGCTGCTGCATGCACTTGTTTTATATCTTCAGAAGAGTTAGGCATTCCACCTATTTCTTTTTCAGTAACAGAAAGCTTATTCAAAAGCTTATCGGGTCTATTCATTGAATATCCTCTATAACCTCTTCGCTTTAAGTAATACAATAATCTCGGTTTATTGTTCTCAGCCAATATAGGCATGCCGTAAAATACTAATGACATTAATACATCTTCAAAAAATATTTCAGCAGTTTGTGGCCTAGCAATATATTCTAAAAAAAACGTGTTAGGCGGTGCATCTTCCATACTAAATTTAGTAAGCCCGTGCAATGCGCCTTTTGATCCTTTTCCGTCAGTTGTTCCCGATATATCATAAGAATCACACCCAAAAGCACCTACATGCTCATTACCAGGGTATTTGGCTCCATTCTTTATTATTACACGATTTTGTAGATTTAAACCTGGAACCCAAGCAATATTAAACCTTCCGTCTTTATTCGGGTAAAATATTACTTTCGTATCTTTAATTCCATTTTCCCATTGAAAATTTCCTTTTACAACAGCACCTGATGAAACAACCCCTTCATTATAATCTATCTGTTCGTATATTTTAACTAAATTAAATATACTATTTTTGCTTTCATCTCTAAAAGCGTGTTCCTCTGTTCTAGGGAATTGTCTATAAAATTCATTTAAACCGCTTTTGTCATCTCTTAAACCATCTGCTTCGTTTTCCCAAAACTCAATTACTCCAATATCAATGGGCTCTTGATCGTTTCCAATAACGGGTTTTTCTGGTGTATCAAATACAGGGTGTCCATAAGAATCAATGTATCCTTCGTAGTTCCATTCCATAGGTATGAACAAACTATATAATCCCGAGCTAGTCTGTCCATTGCGATTTCGTTTTGTAACATCTGATGCTTTGTATAATTTTTTAAAGTTTTCCCCACCTTTATCTAAAGAGTTTGAGGTAGAACCCATCATACATTTACCTATAATTCTACTACCTAATCTTAATGTTGTTTTTGTTACCCTCCAGTTATTTAATATATTATCTGGTTTTTCCCATTTGCCAGATTCATCATGTACTAACAACCTAAGCTTCTCACCATCATAACTGTTATCTCCAGTATTTTTCCAGTCTATTGTTGTATCGAGCCCTTCAAGAATTTTTTCTTCATTGGTCGAGGTAATGGATTTTTTGGTAAGCTTTGACGCGGGTACCCTGTACGCGAGTTCTGATTTCGGCCTATCCATTCCATCCTGTATTGGTTTAAAGAAGAACGGTAAATTGAGTGATATCGGAACGACTTTATCGGTAAACATCTTCTTAGCATCAGCTCCAGATTTGGACAATATCCCGAAGCGTGAGTCTGAAGTAATTGTAGCCTGATTGACGGTTTCACTCGAAGACATGAAACTAAATCCGGATCTACGGTTTTTAAGATAACACATTCCATAACAACGTTTGTCCGCTTTGCATGCTTCCCAAAAAATGAAGAACAATCTATTAGCCTCTCTGAAGTCTGGCTTCCCAACATCAATCTTGGTCCACTGCAAGTACATATAATGAGAGCCAGTGATATAAGTAGGAACGTTTTTGTTGTTAAACCAAAAACCTTTTTCGCGGCGCGTAAATTCAGTATCAATATATTCAAACCATTTATTTTTAAATTCTTCAGGATAATTTTCCCAATCAAAAATAGTTTTAATATTTTTTAATTCATTAGGATAATCTTTAGCAACCCATCTATCGTTTTCTTTATTTACTTTACCAGCTTTGGGCAATGCTATTTTTAAATTTTGTATTTCATATATTTCGCCAATCTGCCCAGTCCTGCTTATAACAATAACATCGTGTTCTTTATTATAACCATATTTCCAAGATTTACTTCTATTAAGTCTATCTATCGTGGTTAATTTAATAGGTTCAACTATTTTTAACAGTTTTTGCTCGTACATTATTTAGATCTTTTTTCTGCAAACCCACCAAACGATTTTTCTTCTTTTTTAATAGGTTTGTTTTCAAGCATTGCTTTTTCAGCGTCTATTCTATTAAGTATTTCAAACGCGTCAAATATTGCAAGCTTTTTTGTTGCAGCAGCATTTTTTAATCTATCAGCAGCAAGTTCATCTTCACCTCCGTCAACAATAATTTCTTCTTCTGCAACTTTTATAAGTTCTTCAACTGCTTTGTACCCAGATTGGATTATACGATTCTTCTGTTCCTTTGATGTCATATTTAATAGTAATAGATTTAATTGGCACTCTGTAAAGACGTTTTTTGTCTATAATAAACTCGTATTCTGAATCAGGAGAAAAACCTACAAGCGTATCTTTGCTATACACGCCATCTGAATACGTTACTAAGCCTTTTAATGGCTCTTCATTATCTTCTGATATAATAGTATCAATTTGTTTTTTTATTGGCTGTACGAAGCAAAAACCGTCCGTAGCTTTCCAATTGTTATTTTGCTTGTATAAAAAGATTTGATCTAAATAACAGAAGTATAAATTTTCTTTAAAATGATTCGTGCTATTTTTTTCATTTCCCTGTATGTCATAAAATCTTCTAAACACATTGTGATGTACTATTATTTCGTCCCCTGGTTTGATATTTGTATTAAACGCTTTTGGAACTGAAATAACAATAGCTGATCTACTTACAAAGTTATGATCTTCTATTGATGTGTTAAGTATTAGATTTTTATTTTGTACTTTTTTTGTATTATTGTATCTTTTTTCTTTAGGTTTTATTATAAAAGAATATATACTATTCATAATTTAAATTAAATTCAATACTAATAGCCATGTTTTTATTAAAAGATTTCCAAGGCAAAACCTCTTTATTCTTTTTTATATATACAACATAACTTTCTTCTCTTTCTAATATATCACATATTTGATGGCCACCGTAAACTTCTTGGCCTACACTATAGTGCATTGCATCATTTTTGTAATCGCGGCCTATGCTTATTTTTCTTATTAAATTCATTTTATTTAATTATTGTTTTATGCTATTGCTAAATAGATGTATGTTCCTGAACCATTATTCCAACCACCTGATGCTCCATTAACAGTAAATCCATCTGAATTAAAAGATACTGCACCTGCATTGTTTCCTTCTACATTTGCGAGGTTAGGGAATAAACTTCCATCAACTCCTCTTACACTATCTACAATAATCCAATTATCTGCAACATCAGTTCTTTTTACAAGTAGCCATCTTGGTTCAAAACCACCTGTACCACTTGGTGTTCCATCGTCTGTTGTGTATATTCTATTTCCATTTAATCCTGTTCCACCATAACTCCCTACCCTCTGATAATCATCTACTGAATGGAAACAGTAGGCGATATGGTCGTCAGGGTCATTAGCATCCGCAGCTTGTGTGTTATCCCCTAACGTAAAAACAGTTGATGTTGGTGCAGTATCATTCCATATAGGTAAATCAAATTTAGCGTTGTCTGTAAATCTTAAAAAATAATTTTCAGGATTTGCATCAACACCACTATGATATATTGCCCAATGTCTTGCTGCACCTGAATTTTCAAGATTTTTTACAATAATCATTTCAGGAGCTTGACTTAGCCCGTGAGCAACAGTACCTACATTTGTTGTTCCTGTGTACTTCACAATACTAAACCCTGCATCTTGATTAGCCGACACTTGCGAAGTGATTGTACCATCTGTGTTTGATACTGCTGCCCCTCCTGCTTTCCAACACCAAGCAACATAGTCATTACTACTATCGTAGTTTAAAGAGCCTGTACTTCCAATGGTATATCCATTACTATCAAAAGATTGTATTGCATCTGTAAAAGTACCTGCTGCATCTGTGCGATTTGAATATATAGCCGAAGTTGTACCTCTAACAGAATCTTGAATAAAATGCCACCAACTTAAACCTGCATAAGATTTAGTCCAAACCAAATCAGGTTGGAATGCCATACCTAAAAAGTTTACGTTTGTAGGTGTTCCGTTGTAAGGGGGTGATGGAATTTGAGGGACACTACCACTATATGAAATTGATGTTGCAATTCCGTTATAGCTTCCTTGTTCATCTGTAGCATCTCCATCTAATTTATATAAAGAAACAAGATTATTAGTTGGTATGTTATAGTCAATATATGTATTTATAATTTCTAATGGAGTTAATACTGAAGAATATATTCTTACTTCATCCATTTTACCATTATACCATAATTCATTCCCTGTAATATTTCTTTTACCTAATTGTAAATCTAATGTTCCAATAAATACATCTCCACTAAAATTACCTCCTGCTGCATAAGTTGCTGATGTACTTTGTAAAATTCCATTAACATATATTTTACCAATAGTAGTTCCTAAAGAGGAATCAAAAGTCACTAAAATGTGTTGCCAATTATTAGCAGTTAGTTGCGTCGTTGTAGCATATCTTGCCTCATATATAGATGATGATTGACCTATTTGGTATCCTATATAGCCATCTGTTCTTATATGAATATAAAAATCTCCTTCTGCAAATGAGCCTCCATCTGCATTACCAATTAAAACTTGATTTGTTGTAATGGATGCAGGGTTAATCCACATAGAAACAGATACACCACTTGAGGCAAATTGATTAGTAGAACCTAAATTTATACTGCCACTACTTCCGTTAAATGTAGCACTTTGGGTTGAATCAATTTCAAAACCTTGATTTGGATTACTTCCTGATACATTAGCATCCTCATCTAACTGATATAAAGCAACACCTGAACCATCATCAAAGAAATCCGTAACTGAATTTTCAGCATCTCCGTATTCTTCGTCCGCTAATTGTCCTGCTTCTCCACTATCTAATGCTCTGTT